ACGAAATGAACAGTGAATTAACCTTTCAACAAGCAATTGGCTCGTCCAAAATTGGTAAACTCTCTCAAATCCAAGCTGATCAACTATTCAACTTACAACAAGAGAGATTACAGAAATCTGAAAATGAGGAACCATTACCCATTACACCAGAAATTAAGTTATCCAACATGGTTGAAATAAAATTAAGACAAGTTACCGAGAAGGAATTAAATTCAATAAAAGTGGAGTTACCATTCATCATTCCTGCAAAGTTAGATCTACCTCTTCATAAGATGACTCAAGAGATGATTGATATCGTAACAAGAAAAAATAGTTCTCAATTTCAAGTACCTCTTACGATTTATGGGAAACAAATTCACGATTTTGAATCAACGTATCAGTACATGAAATCTTGTGAAGGGTTGCATGTAGAATCAGGTGCATTAAATTGCATTCGTTTTATTGATCGTCTATCAGAAATTATTGTACCTGAGGATATAGTAAAAAATTTAAGTGATTTGGCAGCAAGGAATGCAAACTATGAATTACAAGCCTCAATTAGCACTTTGAATGACAATAAGGCTCCTGTCAATATCAAGGTTACAAAAGGTGATAAATTACAAAGATTTTTGCAATTATCACTAATATTCCAGGGGATTAGAAAGAAAAGTATACTTTTATTTAATCAAGGGGAAAAGAAAAGAAAGATAAACGAAGAAGATAAGTTCATCTTTAATAGTGTGAATCAAATAAAAGTCGAAACAAGGGGATCTAGTTACTTAATCAAAATTGCTATTCGACCAGATCAAAAAGCTGAAGAAAAATTTGAGATCCTAGTTAATCGTACATTCTGTATAATAAGGTTTGACAATAAGTTAGTAGTAAATTATAGCAGCTATTATAATTATCTAGTGACTATCTTAGAAAGCAAGTTGAATATGCAGATAATTATGAGTTCACCTGAATACTCTGATGTGCATCAATTAATTTATGCAATTGATGATTACTGCAATGGTATAAATGATTATGATGAAATAGTAAAAATAATGACAGCTCTTGAATCATTATCATTATACATGCTTGATCAACTTAGTCAAGATAAATTAAGTTCACAATTGTGCTTAATAGATAGTTTAAAATCATTCATTGAGCCAATAGGTTTAGATCTAAAGACATTATGGTTAATTTTCTCTAGGGATTGTACTCTTGAATCAAATGGGAATGATTTATTTGAAATTATAGTAGCTCTAAGGAAGATAAAGATAAAACATCTTGGTGATGTATCATCCATACATAAATATCTTGGAATCGCTGAAATTGATTATATAGCTGGCTGGACCAAGTATCATAATCGCACAAGCAAGCGTTTTAAGACTTATAAGAGTGATATGAATAGATTGATGTTAGTGAGCAAACGGGAATTCACTCGAGGATTCATTAAGACTCATGGTAAGTGTCCTAATCTTAAAGAGAACACACCTTTCGCAAAAACTTTTAAAAGTAAGATTGATAAACAAGGAATGAATGCATTCATAGATTATGAAGACTTAGACCACTGGAACAGGTTGACACCTTTTGATTGTTTGGATACAAGAGTGTACGCTGAGTCAACTATGAACTTAAAGGATACAGCATGTACCAAGGATAAATATGATGCTACTAAGAATAATAGTACTAAAGAAATTGATGAATTTTTGAATCGGTCAGATCTTCATGTGAAGGATATATCTGAATTATTAGAAAATTATAAACCACAATTGAAACATAAAAGTAGAGTTTTAAATGATCCAAATGAAGTTAATGATTTCATTTATGATATTCTTGGTACCAAGGAAATTAATGGTCAAATTACTAGATTAGTTGATAAAGAAAAAGAACAGAAACCAGAAGGTAGATTTTTTGGTATAGGTTCTTATCAATTAAAACTCAGTCTCAGTAAAATGATGGCGGATGTTAAACATGCTCTCGGTTACTATTCTGATCAAATAATGACTATGAACGATATGGAACGAAAAGAATTAATGTTTACCTCATCTCAAGAAGTTATTGCCACAGATACATATTCTCTTCTATTAGATATTTCAGGGCACAATCAATCTATGTCCATGGATAATTGTGAACCATTGCTAGAATTCATAATGGGTCTTTATGGGCAAGTAGGAAAAGGTAACACATATCGTATATTTCGTGATCAAGTCGTGATTCAAGAAAATAGAGAATTATGTCAATTTTACGTGAGTACTGGACAATACGGTGCGATTGAAGGTTGGATGAATCAACTTTGGGGATTACAATCTGCTATGATTATGAGATTATTTGCTGAAGATCATAAATTGGATGTAATATCTATATTGACTTACTCTGATGATATTAATCTTATATTTAAAGTAAAAGGTGAGATTGATCCAAATTTAATCTTCTTAATGGCACAAGAGCAATATCTTAGATATGGTCAGTTAACTAAAATAAAACAAAGTCAATTAAGTGCTAGTAGATGTACAATGTTAAAACAACATTACTGGAACGGAGAACATTTATCTACAACACTCAAAAAGTTACTATCTATGAGTATGTTTACTTGTACTAGATATTATTGTGAACAAATGGAAATTGATGCAATTAGCGCCAGTACTAGTTCAGCATTTGATAATAATAATGACATATTTACAGTTGTATACTTTAAACATTTGTACAGTTTATTATGTAGTTTTCCCTCATTTATTAATGATATAACTAAGTATAGCATTGAATGTAAATTGAGTCATATATTGCCTGTTACATTAAAGAATTACTTAGAATCACTAAATGTCAAATCAGGATTAACATTAACAGAATTATTAGAGAATAAAAGAGTTTACCCAATTGAATATAATAAGAGACATTATACGCTGAGGCGAGAGGATGATACTTTGACATGCAAAGAAGGTACAAAATGGATAACATTAGATGAGAATCATGAATTGATAATTATGCTGACCAGCTTAATTTTAGTGCATGATTCAAGGATGCATCAAAGATCATCAATCATTGATAGGTGTTCTAGTATTATGTTAGAAAACAGTGGTAAGAATAATCTAAATTTATTCTGGTTAATGAAACTATACACACCACAAAACTTGGGCGGTATGGGTCTATTGACTTTAGAAGAGCAAGCAATAGCAGGTTATTCTGATTCAAGAGTTAAGTGGTTAGAATTTTCAATGAAGTTAATCAATATATTTAATGTGGATTATAACTACTGGATGAAATTTATATTAAGCAAGTATAATCCTAAAATTAATATGAGACGTGAACATGAATTACTGGCTTATAGGTATCCTCCTCTTCAAACTGTCAAAACTTATAAAGATATAATCAAAGCATCAATTATCCAATGTTTAACCAGAAAGAAGTTCAATAATAAAGAAATAATGAAATATCTTGAATCAGCTAATCATCGTGAACCTATGAATAATATGTTATGCCATTTATGGAGAGAAGGATTTAGTTATCGCATAGTACGGAAATATATAGATTTATCAAGTGTTGAATTGATAAATACTTTCTTAAGTAAATTTAACAATAGCGGGACTATTCTCAAATACATAAATGATCAACATAAGTTTATTGCTGAGATATTTAGGAGTTCAGTCTATGCATCAAGTTTCTTTTATGAAATTGAAGATTTTGATGGTGTTGATGATATTAAGGAAATATTGAATAATGCTCCTGAGGTTATTCTGAATAAATTAAGATCCTTGGCATATCCTAACTATAGATTTATTGACCCTTGTGAACCAACTTATGATAAACCATTTATTAGATCACCGTTAG